GAAAAAGGCGGAGAAACGCCGCCAAATGGTTGAAGCAATCCTCGAAAAAGCAGACGAAAATGGTTTTGTTCGTGCCAGCTATCTGCAGCTTGGAGCGGAGTCGGGTCGTATGTCTTGCATCAAACCCAACAACCAGCAGATTCCCCGTGATACGGAGTTTCGTCAGTGCGTTGAAGCTCCTGATGGTTATCTGCTTGTTGACGCGGATTTTGGTCAGATGGAATTACGACTCGCTGCGGCAGTGGCTAAAGACGAAAGGATGACTAAGGCGTTCCAGGGTGGGGAAGATCTTCACACTGTTACCGCTGAAGCCATTGGGTGCTCTAGGCAGATTGCAAAGTCCGCAAACTTTGGCCTTTTATATGGGTCTGGCGCTAAAGGGCTGCGGAATTACGCTGGTGCGTCCGGCATCACCATGACTGTTGAAGAGGCTGCTCAAATTAGGGAGCAGTGGTTGGATACGTACCAGGGGATTAGGGCGTGGCAGCGGTCAAATGCAGATAATGCTCGGAAGACTGAGGGGGACCGGTTTGCGGAGATTCGCATCCCTGGTTCCCGGATGCGGCGCTTCTTGCCCGGTGACATGAATCGCTTGACTGTGCGGTGTAACACCCCGATCCAAGGCGCTGGTGCGGCGATCCTCAAGTGTGCTCTGGGTAATCTATGGCCCGTTATTGAGGCCGCAGGGGAGTTAGAGGTCAGGATTGCAGCCTGCGTACACGATGAAATTTTGCTGCTGGTTAAAGAAGACAAGGCCCAGCACTGGGCAGCGGAGCTAAAACGGATAATGGAATCCGCTGAGGCCAAGTGGCTGGGTGAAATCCCACCGCTTGCTGAACCTTCGGTGGGTAAACGGTGGTCTGAAATTCACTGATGGCTAAGAACGAGCACTGCAGCTACATCGGAGCGGATAATGGCAGGGCCAAACTCACCGAGGATTTGGTCCGCGAGATTCGGGAAAGGTACGCATTGGGTGCGAGTGTCACAGCCCTCATTGATACCTACGGTTTATCCCGCGTGGCCATAGAAAACGTTGTCAAGTATCGCTCTTGGAGGCATGTGGTCTGATGATCAGCGTTTACCGCACCAATGAGGGATGGGCGTATCACGTTCCAGCAAAAACAGGCTATTACAATAGTCTTGGAGAGGTGATGGACGCTGCCTATGCAGCCGAAAACAGGCAGGCAGATCATCATGCAATTCCTCAACTACGAAATCGCCCGTGCCACAACTGCCGATTTGCAACGGGCGGCTACCTTCCTGGAACGTGCCAGGGAGGTTAGGAGTGGTTGTCGCCAGCAACGTACAGAATCGCGACAAAAACAGAAGAGTGGCTGGCGCAAGCATGTAGACGATTCAATCAACTGGTAACACATTGCTAGAATAATACAAAGTTGTTGTGTGCTACATGGCGATTCGCCACGGTAATAAGACATATCTGCAAATTCTTTTGGACCCTAATCGCGCAGAGCTACTTAAGGAGGTGGCGGAAAATAAGGGTATGCGCCCCACGGCTTGGATTCGGGATACCGTGTACAAAATGCTGGAATTGCACGTTCCACCGGATGTCTATAAGGCAGCGGCTTCTAAAGATGAGGCGGCATGGCAGGCGTCCGTCAGGAAACGTGTCGAAGGTCGGTTGAAATCCCGAAAACAATCGGGAGACTCAAGAGACTCCGGTGACATCTGAGTTAAAGGGTGATAACTTAACGCCGTGGTCAACAAACACCCATGCCACGGTACGCACTTTCTATTACACGCCCAGAGGTAGAACCGCTTTACCTTGCTGCTTCTTATGAGCAGACAGGTAGCGGTGTTCTCATCACTGACAAATCCGAAGACGCCTGCTCCTATGCAACTATTGAACAAGCGTGCGCCGTAGCATACGCGCTACGCCACACATTTGAGTCCGCTCCCAATGTCATTGAAGTGGAGTATTGACTGGTGGACGGATTTAGTCAATACATCAAAGACATTCTTAGGTATCCGCTCCTAAGTAAGCAGCAAGAAATCCTGCTGGCACGTCAAGTTCAGGATTGGGTCACAGCAGAAAAGCCCACGCTAAGACAGCAAAAAGCTGGTCAGCGGGCGTACCACAAGCTAATTAACTGCAACCTTCGTTTGGTGGTGTCTATCGCTAAGCGATATACGCCCCATGCACGACGGACTGAGATTTTCGACATTGTGCAGGAGGGCAACATGGGTCTTGCCCATGGCATTAAAAAGTTCGATCCAGAGCGTGGCTACGCCCTGTCCACTTACGTCTACTGGTGGATTAGGCAGTCCATTACTCGCTACCTCAGTTGCCACGACAGGATGATTCGTCTTCCGTCTCATGCAGTGGAGATGATGTCTAAGTTGCGATCGTGGAAACCAAAGTTTTACGCGGCGCATGGCAGGTATCCCACGCTTGAGGAATGCGCAGAACACTGCAAAACCAACCCTGAACGACTAAGGGATTACTTAGAACGGTCTGAAGATTCCATGAGCCTGGATCGTGTTATCAACGGCACCGATGGAGATGTCACCCTGATGGACAGCATCACCGATGGTGAGCATCCAATGGACAAACTTGACATGCTCCTCTCTGCTGATGAAGTGTTCGACATGCTTAATCGGCTAAGCGAGATGGACCGTAAAATTGTGGTCAAAATCTTTGGCCTTGATGGCAGGGAACCCGAGACATACATGAAAGTCTCAAAGGATCTTGGCATTTCTAGGGAACGCGCCAGGCAAAGGTGCCAGAGGGCGTTAAACACGATGCGGGTCATGGCCAACCAGAACCCTTTAATGTCGCGATGATGAAATGTCCTCAATGCGGCTCCCTTGTCAGTAGGGTGATATTTAGTCGGAGGGCCGTTGTAGGTAAGCATGTCGTAAGGCGTAGGGCCTGCAATGCCTGCACACATCGCTGGTATTCGATCCAGCCTCCTGAAGAGCTTGTTAGTAAATACCAGCTCGTTTGGAAAAGATCGGATGGCAAACCCTGTTACCTAAAGGAGGTCAAAGACCGTGAACAAAGTTGAATTGGTATGGGCCACACCCGATGCCGAGAAGCTTGTTGTCAAAATGGCTCGCGTAAGTAATCCGGCTAACGAAGATAACTGGAGCACCGGCCCAAGTCTTCTGCGTTACCTCATGAAACACAAACATTGGTCGCCATTTGAAATGGTGAATATGTGCGTAAAGATTGAAACAGAACGTGACATTGCGGCTCAAATTCTCAGGCACCGCTCTTTCTCGTTCCAGGAATTTTCAACTCGTTACAGCAGGACAAAGCCTGCGGAGATGCCGGTCTTTCGTAGACAAGATAAGAAAAACCGTCAAAATAGTTTTGACGACATACATCCCACGCACCAGCAGGATTTGCAGATTGCGGCGGGAAGGGTAATTAGTGATGCTTTCTTGCTCTATGAGTCATTGCTGGAGCGCGGTGTGGCAAAGGAAACTGCGCGGCGAATTCTCCCGCTCTGCACTCCGACGACAATGTACATGCAGGGCACGGTTCGCAGTTGGCTGCACTACATCAACCTACGGACTATGGAAGACACGCAACTTGAACACCGATTCATTGCAGAGCAGTGTAAAAAAATCTTTTCCAGATGCTTCCCAGAAATAGCAGACGCAGCCTTTAAGTCGGGGCAGGCATGAGCAAAATTCCTTTTCTAAATTGGCTGGAGCGTTGGGCGTTGTGGGTTCTTGTCCGCAGTTCTAATGTCGGTATGGTTGCCGTTAAGCAAATGGACGGACCACTGCTTTTTATCGCTAATTCGCCGTTTGATGAAGCCCCTATAAATGGGTCTAATGCAATGGCGGATCAACTAGAACGGATATATCGCAGTTCTGCCAGCGATGAAACGTACCAAGGGCCGGATTGAGGAGTTCCCTAACGGTATCTATCGGGTATGTTCGCCTGGAGGTGGCATGTGTATCGACTGCACAAGTCACCGAAGGGCGCAATCAATTGAACGGGTCTGGTTTCCCACTGAGGATGGCTAAGGCTCGCTTGTAAAATATCGAGTCCGTCTTGCCCGCTTCTTCCAAAACCTCCTTTACTTTTTTCCAGTTCAAAAAGGTGTGTCTATCCATGAGACTCATGAGTCTTACCCCGTTACGTTACTCCCGATCCAGTCCTCTATTGCTGCTTCTCTGGCTTCGTTCCAGTAGTCGCGTCCTCTGTACCATTCGCGCCAGGGGTGGGCTGATTTGTGTGAGTTGCAGTTAAAGCAGCAGGCCACAATGTTGGACTCGTGGGTCGCACCACCTTTTACTTTTGGGTGGACGTGATCTAGTGTGGCGTTCTTTCCTAGTGGTTCGGAGCAGTAAGCGCAGCAGTAGTTCCAGGCGCTTAAAATCTTTTCGCGAAACCGCACCTTTGCGACTTTTCGTGTGACAAGTCTCGTCTCGTCGATTTGGTGATCCACAATCACCTCGCGCTAAGCAACACCAAACGGTTTGACTTGCGGCTGTATCTATTTTAACGGTTTCAGTCTTACCTACTCCACAAAGCACCCTCGGCCTTTCTTCTGCGTAACAGTCCCGCTTCAAAGTGCGTTCCAGGGTTTCTGTAGAGCAGCATGGCACTGGGTACGTGTTTCCACTCTTTTGAGGCAAGCACGCCGCTGATGGTTTTGAAATTGCTGGAACCGTAAAAGTAAGCGCCCAAATTGAAGGCGAATGAAATTAACGCGGATTTTTGGTTTACGTTCATTTGTTCCCAGTAGGGAACGGACTCTTTAAGCTTTTCGGCTGTGCGGTCTATTTCCATTAACAGCATTTCCTCTGCACGCTTTTGAGAGATGCTGTCGCCTAGTTTTACCCTGGTGCCGCCTGGGTAGCGCGTGTTGCCGTACCCAATCGTTGGTACTCCGGCTGGGCAGAGATAGGCGTTTAGGTGGCAGCCCTCAAACTCTTTGATGATTTGCACCGCAGGGCCGTAGTCTTTGCTCTTTACCGCTGATGACCATGTACCGTACCACTCTTGGTTGCGGTCGAAAACCTCAGGAGCGGCCTTTAAAATTTGAGCCTCGAGTTCCTGCAACGCCGCATTTTGGTGGGGTAATGCGCGGTAGTACCGGAAAAGATCAGTTAGGCGGATCGGTTTGCGAGTCATGCCATGGTGCGCGAATGTGCAAGTCGTCAAGACGAATTGGCGGCAAAGTCGCAGGAGGTTGCGACTTATGCCACTCCTCTTCCGCTATGTCTAGCTTGTGCTTGAGTGTGGCGTGGAACTTGCGTTTTGCGATGGTGCGTTCCACGGCAACCCAAGGAGATTGCGTGCTAAATAGTGCCAGAAAGTACCCGTCTGGTGGGATCAGCCCTTTTTTGGCTTGATGGAGCGCAGTGCAGTAAAGAGCAGCTGGATTACGGAATTGTCCTTAAGCTTGCTCATGCCAATTAGTTCCGAGGCTGCGGCGATTACGACCCAGAAAGCGGGATGGGCAAGAATTTGTTCGAGGTGCATGATTAGATCCTGCAGTTTCCTTAATCCTAATGCTGCCTGTCCAGTCTGCTTTCAATAGAAGCAAGCCTTGTATCGTGGTTGTTTAATTTTGAGTACATCTCTCGCCTGTCTTCTTTCATGTCTTGATGTAACTCTTCAAGCTTTCCAGCAATGCTTTCTACTGCCATCGTTAGACGTATGACGGCAGACTCGTTCTCCCTGTTTCTGCGGCTAAAGCCCGTTGCCGACATTCCAGCAATACCTATTGAGGCGCCAACAGCAGCTGCAACAATCTCAACCACCTTGCTGGCGCACTCATCAAGTCTATTTTAGTGAATCTGGCTTGCCGCTCAAATTACTTTCCTTGTCCGCGTCGCATTTTCCTATTGTGGCTAGGTTTTGAATGTTGACCGTTACCTTGACGGGTTTTTTTAGGCTTTCCCGAAATAAACGTTTGACCGTTAAGACTTTTGGGTTTAGCCATGCATTAGCTCCAGGGCATTCCTTTGGCTTTGGTTGGTGCCAGCTTTTCGGCAATGAGTTC